CCCCAATGCAATTGAAGGTGTAAAACGTGACGGTGCCCAAATCAATAGACACCTGATTTCCAGCGTAATAGGGGATGACAATAGTTGTGGTTCCCGTGAGAAATCCCGTTCCGGTGAAAACGATATTGGCTAAATCAGAAGTGAGGGTAAAGGTAGTGTCCCCCCCCACGTCGCCGTCAACATGCACAGTCACCCGATTATCAGCGGTAATGTACGCACGAACCGCTTCCAATGCGGCCCCTAGCGTTTGAAAAGGAGTCGTGGGGCGTCCGATAAGCGCGGTGCTGTCATTGCCGAACGGCGTAACCCATACGTGATGTGAAGTCTCGCAAAACAAATCATACATCGCAAAGTAGCGATTCACCGCGTCATTATCGGCGGCGGGAGTACCTAGGTTGTTGATCCGTTTATTGCCCATGGACACGTTAGCCACGGGAGCACTAAGCCAGCTAAGAGGCACATACTGAAGGGCGTATTTCACCTTGGCCGGGGTCATCAAGGTTGTGTCATCCGTCCCCGCCGCCGCTTGCGCATCCGTGGCAAAGGAAGGAAGGTCCGCACTTCCAATGGCCACGTAAGTTGACCCCGTCCAACGGTATGTCTTTTCCGTGTCGTTGGCAATGTAGATGACATTGACGGCCCCGGTGCCAGGGAACGCGGCCAAATTAGCGAAGTCGGCAATATCGCTGACGTAGGACGGCAATTGACCGGAAGGAACCTTCCCCGCCACCAAGTCCGCCTTTGCGGCCAAGGCTGTCGTCATGTCCGTAACGTTTGCCTTCAAAGCAAGGGACGTGGCTACGTCGGATGCGTTCGCTTTGGAGGTAAGCGCGGGAATCAACGAACCGTCAATGTTGCCTGACAGCTTGGTTGAATCCAACGTGGTTGCCATGTCCACAATATCTTGTGGTGTGCAATACCGCGAGACAAAGCCCGCAATGGTCGTGCCCACGTCAAGCATGATGCGCTTCAACAAGGACGTGTCAGTTTTCTTGCCTGACTCCAAAAGGGTCAGGGCGGAAACTTGGCTAGGTGTGGGTTCAGGCATAAATGATGGGGGTTCCGGTGTCAGTCACGATATACACATTGGTTGCCGGGTCAGAAATAATTGCGCCGGGGGGAGTGGAAAGAATTGTGAAGGTGTCAGACTCGCCAACAAGGCCAAATCCGTCTTGTGTCCAATCCTCGTTGACCCAATCAAGGTTTGTCCAATCAACGTTGCCGTCAAACAAGTAACCGCTGTTGTCTTCTTCGTGCTCAAGTTCTCCAATGGCCCCAAATCCAAGGGGATAGAACAGGCCGGAAAAGTCACGGCTTGGCGTGGGGAATTCAATCAGCTTTTGATACACTTCAGCGTCAAAGACGGTCGTGCGGTCGTATTCCCCCACGATTTCAATTCCACCTTCTGAAGCCAAGTCGTCGTCAAACGCACGAAGCGAAATGCGCACGTCTTGTGTGCAAAGGTCAGGGGACAGGCACAAGCCAAGGTCCGTTGAGTGCAAGCCGCTGTAATCGCCTAGCAAGTCGCCCCACGGGCTTTGCGAGGGAACGAACATAGGCACATCATAGCCATGCCACACGCGGCGCAAACGGGAGCGCAAGGGCTTTACCCGGTTCACCGCATCCAACAGCTTGCAAAGGTCCGTGGGGCGTTTCGGATAGTCGCCAAGGCCAATTTGGAATTCAGGGAAATGAACGCCAGCTTGGCCAAGGGTGCGGATCTCAATACGATGGAAACCAAGCCAGTACGCCACCATGCGCACCGCCGCCTTTGTTCCCTTCAATTGGTTCAACCGCCGTCCCTCAAAATACAAAGCGCGGGGATTGGTGCGGTATTGGGCGAACTGCGAAAGGCTTAGTTCGTGCAACAGCCAATCCAAGAAGTCCGGGTTTGGTTCTGGCCACTTGATGAACGCAACAGCATCAATACCGGGGTTCATCACGTCGTCAAAATTCAACGACTTCAACACGTCCCGCAATACTTTGGGGGCCGTGGGAGGCAACAGAAGATTTGTGGAGTCGTTGACCATATTACACAAGCACGTTGCCGTATTCTTGAGCAAGAACGAAGTAGATTGCCGCCGCGATTTCGTCAGCGGGCAACGCCACCCCGGTTGCGCCCAAAATTTGTTTGATGCCAAGGTATGTTGCGAATCCAACAAGCGTTGGCGCAATCACCCCCGCGCGGGGGATGTAACTAAGGTCAGTCAGAATGTCCAGGGCCGCACGCTGGTTGCGAATGGCAAACGTGCGGTAATAGGCGTACACCTCATTGTAAAGTTTAGTTTGCGCCAAGTCGTTCGGGTCGTACTGAACGCCCGTGTAGAACCCGCCGAACGTGATGACGAGGTTGTCAATCGAAGGGTATTCGTAAGGTTCCACGGGAATAACCGTGGTAGGCTGAAGCAAGGTCACGTTCTGAACGCCGGAACGATGAAGTTGCGCCATGATCCAAGAAGGCGTGATAACGACGCCTAGGCCCTGGATACCGTCAAACGCGGCTTGTAGCGCGGGCGCAAGACCGTTGAATAAGGCAATGGGGGTGTCAGGAAACAGGATGACAGACGCGCGGATTGTAAGCGACTTCAGCCGGGCCGGTTCAACCGTGATAAGGTCCGTCAAAACTCCAATGTCTTCCCGGTTCAGGTATTGCGTGATGTGCAACAGCAAGTCAGCGGATGGAATGCCGTTGCCTTCCGTTGACAGGATAGTCACGTTGACCAAACCGCCCATATTGAAGCCGTTCGGGTAGTTCGGGGAATAGGCGTGCGCGTCTTTGACCTTTGGCGAGGAAGTAAGCGCGTGGAAGATGTAATGTTCCGCTGGCCCCGCCGTTGCGGGACTGGCAAGCTTCAGTTGAATGCGGCGGCGGTACGCATCGTCAGTTTCATCAATCTCGTCCAAAGGGGGCACCGCATTTGCGTCCGCCGCTTGAAGCACAAGACGAGTAACGGCAGGCTGGCAAAAACTCCCCATGTGGTCAAGGTCCGTTCCTGTTGCGAACGCCAGCAACCGCGACATGACAACCGTGTTTGCCCGGTTGCGCCAAATCAATTCCCGGTACGCGATGGCCTGGAACAGTTCAACGATAGGGTCAGCGGAAGTGTAATACGCGTAATTTGGGTCAAGCGTCCGGTGCCGGTCAACCAATGCTTCAAAGAGAGTTTCAAATTCCGGGGTTTCCAGGATTTGAGGCGGCGGAAGAATGGTAAGGTCAGGAATGGTAATCGTCATGGCTAGTTGGAAGCGTCACGGATTGTGATAATGGGGGTGCCTTTCAAGTCCAACACCAGTTCGCCAATGGTAAGAACCTTGCCGTCAATCAATGACGTTCCGTTCAGAATCAAGTCAGCCTGACCTTCGCTGAATTCAGTAAGTTGTGTGCTGTCCAATCGGAACAGGGGTTCCCATCTTTCTATTGCTTCAGCGGTTGCCGCGTAAATCTGAATGGCGAAGAACTGGTTGATTGGACGGTCAACCAAGAAGGGGAGGTTTGACCCAAATTCACGCATCATGACACGCGAACCAACGGGAGTTGAAAGGATGGTGGCGAGACGTTGCACAAGGGCTTCATACTCGCTTACCGCGCGGCCCGTGTAACAAGACATGAGCCGGTAGCCTCCCGGTGGCGGGTTGCTCCAATCACGGCCCCTGAATGTTCTATAGTCGATTGCCATTTTGAATCCGGGTTCAAACCCGTCAGTAAGAAGGTGTAAAAGGATTGACACCAAGTTCAACGACGGGTCTTCCCAAATCGTCAGGAACCTTAACGTCCTTGTGTTCAAGGGCCGTGGCTTGCGCCGTGGGGGGCGTGGGGGCAACAGGCAACGCGGGAGGTGCCGGGCTTTGGTCAACGCTGACATTGCTGGCCATCAAGGTTATTTCCGTGGGGTCAAGAGTAACCGCCGCCCCTGGAATGCGAATGTCCCCGATAATCTCAGTCAGAAGAATATGCGACAAGGCGACAGACAAGTTCGCTTCTCCCCCGGACAGCTTCAGCTTCAGAGGCACCCCGCCGCGCACTTCCATTTCCGCGCTGTTGGCGGTTAGGATGGTTGATGCTGAACCGTCTTGCCCGGTCACGGTGGCTTCAATGGACGACTTGGAAACAATGTGTTGCGCACCGTCCTTGATGGTGGTCACAACCGCGTCTTGAGTCATGACAGTTTGTATCACGTCGTCCATTACCTGCTCAATGCGTCCGTTGCGAATCCTGAAGGTGGTTTCTTTAATGTCCCCCACGGTTTCCACACCATCGCCAGCCGGTGAACCTTCCGCCCCGCCGTAGTTGTCGGCTGGAACATTGGCAAACTTGGAATCCTGACGTAGCGCAACGGTGAACCCTTCTTTGTCCAAAGCAAAGGAAGCGGCGGTGCCAGAATGAAAGCCTTGGATGCCGTCAGCGGAAATCACAAGCTTCGTGGTGCCAACGCGCATTTCAATCTTGTCTTCCTGAACCTGAAAGTATGCGTTGGTGTTGTTGTTCTTGCCGACTTCAAACCGCATCTTGCCGTTGTCCTTCACGTAATGCCAGAAGATGGCGGAAACGCGGTTGAAGGTGCGCAAGCTGTTCTTGATAATGTCCGCCACCACTTTAACCGGACCATAGAACTTGCGTTCATCGTCGCCGCTCTTTGTGGGATGCACAAACCCCTTGTCCCCGTCGCGGTACGGCAACGATGCGATGATAACACCATTTTCAATGATGCCGGAAGAGTTGAGCACAAGCACCCATTGCCCCACGTCAGGAAGGCCGTTGCTTTCGCGGGTGTTGAACCATGACCGCTCCCCGCATAGAAGCCACGGGGACAGGATGGATTGTGCCGGGAAAGAGGCATCCCCAAACCGCACGCGAACTTTCAACGCTTGTTCGTTGCGTTGCTCCACCTTCCCCCAAAGAACGAGGTTTTCCAATCTCTGTTCCAAACCGCCAGCGTCCCGCCAAGCTTGGTTGCCCTCGCCACCAAACCCGCCGCGTCCATCCGCACTCATTCCTTCACCCCCTTGAACTCTTCACCGTGCCCCGCAAATGCCGGGGCGGGTACTGACGGCGCATTGGGGTCTTCTGTCACGTCAGCGGCCCGCGTGACGCCATCCACGACCAAAATAGCGGCGGTTGCCCGGAAGTCAGCCAAAACCTCGTCAGACGGGGCCGGATTGGCGTTAGGCATGGCAAAGAATCCGTCATCCGTGGATTGATGAACAAGGCCCGCGTCCACATTGTAGCGGGCGGCAATCTTCTTGATGGTTGAAGCCCCCGGAATCGTGCCCGCGTTGTCTTCAATCCATGCGTCCCGTAGAAGTTTGGGGAAGTAGTACGGGGAGAAGCGAACGAACGAGAAAAGAAATTCAAGCTGATAGTGTACTTCCGTATTGTCCATGCCAAGGAACGCCCGTTGCATCCATTGCGCGGGGGAATCAAGGAAGATGCTTTCCGGCTCCCACGTCAGCAAGCTTTGTTCAATGGCGTCTTGAATGGCGTTGATGCTGTCCGGCACACGGGGCGCTTCGTTGCCAAGGCCCTTGCCCTTTTGCATGGCATTGTCAGCGCAAATGATGAAGGCGTAAAGTGTATGCCGTAATTGCGTGCCCGCGTTTATGTCGATACCCTCGCCATGTTCGGACATGGGGACAATCCAGCAATACGGACGGGGCATCGTGTTACTCGAAATCATGTCTTCCAAGAACTCGCTACTTCCGCCAACGTTCTTGTTAAACACGGGCACCGTTTCACGAATACGCAAAACCGTTTCCACAAGGGAAAGGTTAGACAGGGCGGGGGGTGGCAATGGGTCACTCATGCGTTTTTCTTGGCCGCTCGTTCTTTTGCTCTCTTCTTCAGTACCCGCTTCACCGTCCTTTGCACATCGGCTAGGAAAATGTCACGCGTTTCGTCAAAGGCAGGCTTCAGATAGGGACGCGGTAGAATGCGTTTATCCTTGGTGCCCTCTTCAAGCCATTGAGCATATTTGACTTTAGGGGCAATGCGAGCACTAAGCCCGCCCTTCGCAATCTTAGGGTCAATGGAACGGTACAAAGCCCCGGTCAGAATGGCGGG